TTATAAATTTTTTGATACTTATGCTCGTGATAGAGGAATGGATGAGCAAAGTTATGGTCAAGCCATTATGCAAGTAATTGATCCTAACGCTGATGAGCATAATATGGTACAATGCTTTAAAGATATAGAAGTGGGTAGAAATTTTCTTTTGTTTCTTTTAGATAAATATTCTGATAAAAAGGAATAACAAGGATAAAATATGGCAGTAACAGAAACAACAGCATTTAATTTAGATATTGGTGAAATCTGTGAAGAAGCGTTTGAAAGAGCTGGTCTTGAATTACGAACAGGTTATGATCTTAGAACAGCAAGAAGATCATTAGATTTGCTTTGTATTGAATGGCAAAACAGAGGTTTAAATTTATGGACAATAACAAAAGGAACTAAAGTATTAACACAGGGAACTTACCAATATACATTAGGTTCAGATGTTGTTGATCTTATAGAGTATACAATAAGAACAGATGATGGTGATGCAGATAGACAAAATGATATACCAATTACGAGAATCAGTAATTCTACTTATTCAACTCTTCCTAGTAAATTAACTCAAGGAAGACCTATTCAATTATGGATTGATAGACAAAGAGATGCACCAACATTAAACTTCTGGCCCGTTCCTGATGGTGCTAATACTTATACCTTTGTATATTATTATTTAAGAAGATTATATGATGTAGGAGATTCTGCTAGTTATAATGCAGATGTTCCTGTAAGATTTTTACCAGCTTTAATAGCAGGTCTAGCTTTTCATATCGCTATGAAAAAACCTGAATTACAGGATAGAGTTGTATTATTAAGAGATTATTATGTAGAACAATTTGATTTAGCTGCTCAAGAAGATAGAGTTAAAGCATCTTTTCAATTTGTTCCTTATAGTTATAGTTATGGTGAGTAATGCCTAAGTACGCAACAGGAAAACACGCTTTTGGATTTTGTGATCGAACAGGATTTAGATATAAGCTAAAAGATTTAAAACAAGAATTTGTTGGTGGTAATAAAACAGGTTTTATGGTTGGTAAAGATGTCTGGGATAAAGATCAAGGACAAAACTTTCAAGGAAGATATAAATTTATTGATGCACAAGCATTACCATTTGCAAGACCTGACGCAAATTTAGCAGAAAGCAGAAGATTGTTTGCATTTGATCCTGTTGGAGGAGGTAATGGTGGTGGCGGAGGAAATTTAATAATAACTGCCGATGTTGGTAGTGTTACAGTAAAAACGAGTTAAAAATGGCATGGACTTATACAACATTAACACAAGCAATTAAAGATTACGCTAATACTTCTGAAACAACATTTTCAAATAATATATCTAATTTTATTGAAAGTGCTGAAGATAGAATTTTAAGAACTTGTCAATTACCTGTCTTTAGAAGAAATGTAGAAGGTAGTATGTCCGCAGGTACTCAATACCTTACTACTCCAACTGATTTTTTAGCACCTTTTTCTTTGTCTGTTACAAGTAATAATAAGCAATCATTTTTATTATTAAAAGAAGTAGCTTTTTTAAGAGAAGCATACCCAGATGCATCAACTCAAGATGAACCTAAATACTATGCTTTATTTGATAACGATACATTTATGTTAGCTCCTACCCCAACAAATGGTTATACAACTGAGCTACATTATTTTTATAGACCTACCTCTATAACAGATACTGCTGATGGTGAATCATGGTTAGGAACTAATGCTCCTGAATGCCTTTTATATGGCAGTATGGTACAAGCTAATCTCTTTATAAAAGGTGAAGCTGAAATGCAACAGTTATATGAAGGACAGTACCAAGAAGCATTAACAAGATTAAGAAACGAATCAGCTGGTAAAAGTATGCAAGATAGCTATAGGTATGGTCAACCAAGACAAGAAGCAATATAAGGAGGTATAATGTCAATCACAGTAAATACAGAAATGTCTTTAGGAAATGTTATAGTTGATACAACAGAAAATTCAGGACATCCAATAGAATATTGGGCGGAAAAAGCAACACACAGAATCATACAATATTCAGATAATGTTGATCCTGTGTTGCAACAACAAGCAAAAGAGTTTAAAGATAATATATATACTGTTGTTCTTGAATATATGAATAAAGCTGTTCAATCTGACAGAACTACATTAGTATATACTTTAGAAAAAGAGGGTCACAAATGTGGCTCTGATATAATTAGGAGAATGTAATGGCAATTACACAAGCAATGACCACATCTTTTAAAAAACAATTATTAGAAGCTGGGCATAATTTTAAAACAAGCGGTGCAGGTGGTAATGCGTTTAATATAGCTTTATACACAAGTTCAGCTAGTTTAGATGCTACTACAGCAGCATATACTACATCTAATGAAGCAAGTGGAACAGGTTATACTGCTAAAGGTAAACTTCTTACAAATGTAACACCTACAACAGGTGGCACAACTGCTTTTGTTGATTTTGATAATGTTACATGGAGTAGTTCAACAATTACAGCAAGAGGTGCATTAATCTTTAATGACACAAATTCAGATACTTCTGTTGCAGTTTTAGATTTTGGTGCTGACAAAAGTTCAACGAGTGGAGATTTTACAATTCAATTCCCTACTCCTGACGCAACAAATGCTATAATCAGAATAGTCTAATTTTAATAAGGTAGTTAGATATGGCTCTCAAATTTTTTGATAGAACCAAACAAGATGCCACAACTACTGGAACAGGAACTTTTACTTTAGCAACAAGTGCCTCTACAGGTGGCTTTAGAACATTTGCATCAGTTCATACTACTGGTGACGAAGTTTTTTATTGTGCTGTAGATAATGTAAATAACACTTTTGAAGTTGGACAAGGAACATTAACTTCAGGAAGTCCTAGTTGGACATTAACTCGTGATACAATCAAAAGCTCTTCTAATTCAAACAATGCAGTTAACTTTGCTGCTGCTCCTGAAATATTTTCTACTTATCCTGCGGCAAACGCAGCTTTTTCTGATACATCGCTTGCAAGTAATGTTGTTCAAACTGATGATGTTTTTACAGAAACATTGACAGCTAACAAAGCTCTTAGTGGACAATTTAAAGGAACATTACAATTTAATAAGGCATTTTTTACTTCTACAGATTATACAATTACATCAGGTCGCACATTAACTGTTACTGATAGTGCTGATTTATATGCTGTTGATATAGCCTCTGGAACAGTTATGGATAGAACAGCAGATTTTACAGATGATGTAACTATTTCTGCTAACACTATGTTTTCACCAGGAATTAATGCTTACGCTACTGTAACAGTAGCAAATGGTATAACAGCAACTGTTTCTCCTGTAGGTACAACTTTTGTAAATAATGGTGCAGGGATATCAACAGGCGGTCCAATATCATGGAAACTACCTACTGTCGATGGTAGTGCTGATGCAAATATTACAACAGATGGAAAAGGTGGTTTTAAAGTAGCAGGGTCTTCAAGTGGAGTAGCAACATTAACTCCTAAATCTGAAACTCTTATTTATGTTGGTGATTTTAATAATTATAAACCAGACGCTAATAAAAATTATGTAGAATTTATTGTTCCAGATTCTGTAGCTACTAATGCTTCAGATATAGAATCATTTAGAATAGTAATGGACTTTCTGTCCTTTAGAAATGGAACTAATGGTACAAATACATGGATACATTTACAACCAATGAAATCGGCAGGAAATAGGATTGAATTAGGTACTGCTAATTGGATGTGGAAAACTAAAATGTGGTATAATAGTTCAACTGGTTGGAATTATCGAGCAATAAGTACAGGTGCAAACGCTAACGAAGGTCAATGGAGTCCAAGTGGAGGAACTTATTATGGAAAAGATTATGGATTACAGATAGTTGGTGATAACAATTATGGTACAGGTAGTGATTACTCTGTACTTACAGAACAACCTTTCACTAGCAACGAACCAGGATCACAATGGTATTCTGGTTATACAGGACAAATAGATATTTACAATCAAATTTATGCACCTAGAGTTAGATTTGATCTAACGCAGATGATGGCTAATACTAGTAGTGCTATAGATTATACAAGTGTCGCTAAAGGGATGGCTTTTCAGACTGCAAACTCACAATCTTCTACTGCTACAATTACAGGGCAACATGCTAAAGGATATAGAATGTGGTTTCTTCCTTA